CTCCGGCCTGGAAGCGGCGTTCCTCGACCTCGGCATCTTCCACGAGGCACGGATCACCGGCGCAGGTGCGAACGAAGCCGCCCTGATGAACGGCTCGCTGGGCCAGCGCTTCGGCGTCGAGGTCTTCGCGACCCAGAACGCCGACGTCCCGGTCGCTGCCCTGTCGTCCACCGGCACGGCGTCGTCCGGCGCAGGTGACGAGGTTCTGGCCGTCAACAACGCCGCTGGCTACGAGGCCAACACCTCGTCCATGGTGCTCGATGGCGGCACGGGTTCGGAGACCTTCCAGATCGGTGACACCTTCACGGTGGCCGGCGATCCGACGGTCTACGTCCTGACCTCGCCCATGACCCTCTCGACGGGTGCGGGCACCGTGTCGTTCTACCCGGCCCTGCGCCGGAACGTGGTCGACAACGCCGTGGTGACGTTCGCGAACCTGAACGCCATCGAAGAAGCAGCGCACATCCGGAACCTCATGTTCCACAAGAACGCCTTCGCGCTGGCCTTCGCTCCGCTGCCGATGACCGGCGACGGCACCGGCGCCCAGATCGCGACCGTGACCGATCCCATCACGGGTCTGTCCGTCCGCGCCCGGATGTTCTACGACGGCAACACGGCGACGAACTTCGTCGCTCTGGATGCCCTCTATGGCACCCAGGTCCTGAACGGCCAGCTGGCCACCCAGGTCAAGCGCTCGACCAGCGTCTACCCGTCGTAAGCTGAAACAGGCGGGCCCTTCGGGGCCCGTCGCCCTTTCACCCTTCCCGATAAGGAGTCCCTACCATGGTAGGCAAGCAGACCTTCCCCGTGTCCAAGAATGGCGTGTTCTTCGGCTATGCCGACGCCGATCAGATCGCCGCCAAGCCGTCGCTCGAGCTCTACGACGAAGCGAAAGCCGCTGCGCATCGTGCCGCCGAAGCCGTCGAGGCTGCGCGCATCGACGCCGAGAACAAGACCGTGGTCGTCCAGACCGCAACCGCTGGCGGATCCGATCCGTCTGCGGTCAAGAAGGCCCCGGCCAAGTAAGCCAGCGCCTCGTCGTTTAAACGAAGGGCGCCTGTCACAGGGCGCCCATTCTTTTGGAGAGCAGCCATGCCGGAAGACTACACCCACCTCGAGCAACAGGTTGCATTCCAGAACCAGCGTCTGCAGCAACTCGAGGCTTGGAAGGCGCAGCAAGACACGACGTCAGCCGTCCGCACCGAGCGTGACAAGCACCTGGATCTGCGCTTCGACCGTGTTGAGTCGAGCATCAACGAGATCAAAGGCTACTTGCTCAAGATCGTCTGGATGATCGTCCTCGGTATCGTGGGGGCTCTGATCACCTTCATGGTGCGAGGTGGCCTCAATGGGCCGCTATAACTCGCTGCACTTCTTACTGAGCAGACGGGTGCTGGCCATCCTCATTTTCTTGGGTTTCATTCCAGTGGTAGGGACGATGCTTGCTTATTGCCCCTGGCTCCAGTGGATCTGGCAATAGGAGCAGCACATGGCCGTCGAGTTTACCCCTGAACAGGTCTACCAAGCGTTCGCGCGGAACAAGGGCTCGATCCGCGCCACAGCCCGCGACTTGAACATCAGTCGAGGCACGGTGAAGACCCGGCTCGACGTCGCGAAGAAGGAGCTGGGCCTCGACTACACCAAACCCATCTCCGGCGGCAAGCTCCACGGGCGCGTGACACTCAAGCGACCCTTGCCTGCCACAGGTCAAGTCGCGCGCTACATCCTGACCTCGATCCAGAACAACACCGACGCGCATATCCCCTTCTTCGAGAACCTGCTGACCTACGCGGAACACGTCGGGGCCGAGATCCTGGTCGCGCCTTACACCTACAACAAGGCCTCCTACGGTCGGAAGTCGGTCCGTCCAGGAGCAGAGCCCACGGCCGCCGACAAGGCGGACATCTTCTACGATGCTGTCTTCGACCCGTTCATCTGTGAGGATCGAGTCGAGCTGGCGCCTATGCTGATCTTCGACGGGACTATGGACATCCTGCCTACGGCTCGTCGCCCACTGTCGCAGCTCTCGACCCACCTTGGACGCGCGTCAGGTATCTTCCCCCACGCGACGATGGCCATGGAGTCCGTCCCTGGCACCCATGACGACGGGGCCAAGTTCAACTACACGACGGGCACGGCGACGCTGCGCAACTACATCCAGAAGCGGGCTGGCCTGCAAGCCGAGCACCACCACACCTACGGCGCGGTCATCGTCGAAGTCGATCACGACGGGACCTGGTTCGTCCGGCAACTGAACGCTGACAACGAAGGCACGTTCTACGACCTGACGACCAAGGTCGAGCGGTGCGAGATCGTCGAAGGCGTCAACGTCGAAGCGATCAACTGGGGCGACGTCCACGCGGAGGTCGTCGATGCCGAAGCAGCGCAGCTGGCTTGGGGCGCTGATGGGGTGCTCGATCAACTCCGCCCGACGTATCAGTTCCTCCACGACGTGGTCGATTTCCGGGCGCGCAATCACCACGAGATCAAGAATCACCATCAGGCGTTTAAACGAGCGCAGACAGCGACCAACGACGTCCGCGCCGAGTTCAAGCGAACGGCGGATCTGATCATGGAGCGGATCATGCGTCCCTGGTGCACAGCGGTGGTGGTCGACTCGAACCACGACAACGCGCTCGAGCGCTGGCTGCGCGAAGCCGACTACAAGCAAGACCCAACCAACGCGATCTTCTTCCTCGAGTGCGAACTGCGCAAGCTGTCGAACATCCTCGACGAGAACTTCCACAGCGTCCGGGAAGCGCTGCGAGCTGAAGGGGTGTCTCGCGACGTCCTATTCTTGGGCCCGGATGACTCCTTCGTTCTGTGCGACGACGGCTCTGGCGGTATCGAGTATGGTATGCACGGGCACCTTGGTCCCAACGGCTCGCGTGGCACGCCTCTCGGGCTGTCGCGCATGGGTCGCAAGGCGAACACCGGGCACACCCACTCCGCGGGCATCGTGGACGGGATGTATGTGGCGGGCACAATGACGCGCCTCCGCCTCGACTACAACGCGGGCCCGAGCAGCTGGTCGCACTCGCTCATTGTCACCTACGAGAACGGCAAGCGAGCCATCGTCACCTTCTACAACGGCAAGTGGCGCGCCTAGACCTCAGATAGCCTATAAGCGAGTTATAGGCGAGAAGAATCAACGATTGAACCCGCAGGATTGCGGACCTATTATGCTGGCAAAGGAGACCTTCTCATGCCCCTGACTGTTGGCACCGACGCCTACGACACCCTCACCAACGTGGACGCGTATCACGCGGGCCGCGGCAACACGGCTTGGGCTGCTGTCGTGGACGACGCAGCACGCGAGGTCTACATCCGCAAGGCGACCGACTGGGTCGACCGGACCTTCAACTTCATCGGCGATCTCGCGACGGGCACCCAGCGGCTGAAGTGGCCTCGTCAGTATGCCGAGGTCGAAGGCTTCACCATCCCCACCAACATGATCCCCTGGCAGGTCGCAGAAGCCACCGCAATCGTCGCGGACCTCTATCGCGTCGGGACGTTCGACATGGAGGGGATAGTCACCAACGACTCCTCGGCCATCAACAAGACGAAAGTTGACGTGATCGAAGTCGGTTACGACACGAGCAAGCGCCTCCTGGGCGCCGTGGTCCCGAGCCACGTCTACCAGCTGCTGCGTCCGCTGACCAATCAGAACAAGCTGGGGCGCGCATGACCTTCTACTCCGGCCTTCGTGACGACACGGCAGCTCCGCTGATTGCTCAGTTTGGGCAGTCGGCTGTCTACCGCACGTTCGGGGCTGCGCTCTACGACAACGAGAGCGGGGAAACCACGCGCGGGGCCGCAATCGACTTGCCCATCAAGCTGCTCGACTTGCCGCTGAAGGAGCGCGTCTTCTCGGAGGAGGTCACGGCGAAGGCGTCGGGCATGTTCCTGCTCGAGGCTGCAAGCTTCGCTACCGCAGGCGTCACTCCTGCACCGGATGCGACCATCATCCTGCGCGGAAAGGACTACCGCGTCCTTGCGATCAACACGGTCGGGCCCGCGGGCGAGGCTGTCATCTACAAGCTGGCGGTGCAGAATGCCTAGGGGTCTTTCAGCACGGGAGTTCGCCATCGACCTGAAGAAGTTCGGGACCGTCACGCGCGAGCAGGCGACGCTCATCTTCAAGAAGATAGTGTTCGACCTGGACACGCGTATCGTCCTGGGCACGCCGGTCGACACAGGCCGCGCGCGAGGCAACTGGTTCCCGTCGATTGGCGCGCCTTCGGGCGCCCGCGACGACTCGGCCAGTGACAAGTCGGGGGCGGCAGCAATCGGTCGGATGCAGTCGACGTTCTCGGGTGCCAAGATCGGGGACATCGCCTGGTTCACCAACAACCTGCCCTACATCCTGCCGCTCGAGAACGGGCATTCCAAGCAGGCTGCGCAAGGTATGGTGGACATCAACCTGAACGCGGTCGCGGCGTTCTACGGTGGGAGCATCAGTCGATGACTTTGGCCGCTGTTCATTCCGCGATCCGGCTCCGCTTCGAGAACGAGTGGCCCTGGGACGACACGCCTGTCCAGTATCCGCAGGTGAAGTTCACGCCGCCCGACAACGGGCCTTGGGCGCGGCTTGCGATCACGGACGCCGACGCGAACTGGGCGTCCATGGGCGATCCAGGGAACAACATCCTGCGCAACGTCGGGCAGGTGACGGTTCAGATCTTCGTGCTGTCAGGCGAAGGCGAGGGGCTAGCCCTTCAACGCGCCGAGAGCGCAATGAGCATCTTCCGGTCGTGGACGGATGCAACTACTGGGCTGCGGTTCGAGGTACCACCGTATGCTCGCCAGGTTGGCACAGACGGCAAGTGGTACCAAGTCAACGTGGTCGCGCCATTCCGGTACGACGACTTCTTCTAATGGAAAAGGAGACATCCAATGCCTGATTTCGGTACGTCCAACCGGGTGGCACTTCGCCAGATCCCGGAAGTCACCTGGGGCACGACCCCTGCAACCCCAGCCCTCGCTGCTGTGCGCTTCACGAGCGAGAGCATCAACTACAACGCCGACTTCATCACCTCGGAAGAGATCCGCGCTGACCGTATGACGCCCGACACCATCCAGGTGTCGTCGTCCGCGGGTGGGGACATCATGGGCGAGTGGTCCTATGCCTCCTACGATGACTTCATCGAAGCGGCGCTCTACTCGACCTGGGTCACCACGGGCACCGCACTCGGGCCTGCGATCACCCTCGCAATCGTGAAGACGCCGGGCACTCCCAACACCTGGGCGATCACCGACTCCGCGAACGGCCTCGCCGCCAACGCCTGGGTGGTCGGCCAGTTCCTCCGCGTCACTGGGTTCGCAACTGCGGGCACGTTCTTCGCTGAGATCCTGACCATCGCTGCAGGTTCGGTGACCATCGCACCGCTGTCCGACGTCGCGTCTGAGGTTGCGGGTGATTCCGTCACCATCACCCCGATGAACTACGTCCGCAATGGCACGACCAAGAAGTCCTTCACGATCCAGAAGGCCTTCACCGACCTGGCCGTGCCGGAGCTGTGGAACTTCACCGGCGCGCGCATCTCGAAGTGGGAACTGGAGCTCGAGACCGGCTCGATCCTCAAAACCATGTTCGGGATCCTGGCGAAGGATGCCGCGATGACCGAGACCCAGTTCGCGGGTGCGACGACCCCTGCCGCGAACACCAATACCGTGCTGAACGCTGTGGACAATATCGCGTCCATCGTGTTCGACCGTGATCCCGGCGGCGCGACCTACTACTTCAACTCGCTGAAGATCAGCATGGACAACTCGCTGCGTGGTCAGGAGGCTGTCGGCACGCTGGGGTTCATCGGGGTGGAAGCAGGTCGCCTGATGCTGGAAGGAGACATCGAGCTCTACTTCGAGAACTCCTCCCTGTTCGACAAGTTCCGGGCTGCGACGGCGTTCTCGCTGTCCTTCCTGGCGCGCGATGCAGCAGGCAACTCCTACATCGTCACCATCCCCCGTGCGAAGTACACCTCCATGGAAATCGTCGCGGGTGGCAACGACCAAGATATCTTCGCGACTGCCAAGTTCGAGGGTATCATCAACACGGCCGGCACCTACCAGTACCAGATCAGCCGGCTGGCCGCTTAACCCGACATTCTGCGCGCAGAACCGGGGCTGGGGGAGTCGGGTCCTCCAGCCCCACCTGAACCCGACTAAGGAGAAAAGACATGAAGTTCGACCTGAAAGATTTCCGCACCGACAAGGACGCCAAAGCGGTTGGCGTCTGGATCGAGTTCGGCGCCGGCGCTGAGTTCAAGATCGCGTCGTTCGACAACCCTGGCTTCACCGAGGCCTTCCGGAAGATGACGAAGCCCTACAACGACCTTGGCCGCACCATCCCCGAAGATGACCAGCAGTCAATCCTGGTCAAGTGCATGGCCGCCCATATCGTCCTCGACTGGAAGGGCGTGTTCAAGGACGACGAGCCGCTGGCATACTCGGCCGAGAACGCGGCCAGCATCCTGACCGAGTTCGAGTGGGTGCTCGCTCGCATCGTCACCGAGGCGAAGAAGATCGAGAACTTCAAGGCGAAAGCCAGCGAGGCCACGGAAAAAAACTCACCGAGTGCGTGACTTGGGAGGTCGCTTACGGCGACCGCCTCGAGTTCCTTGAAAAGGTGGCACAGCGCGAGGGCAAGCTACCGCCTGCTCTCGCGACTCGTCCCCACCCGACGAGTCACGCACTACCTTATTTGGGCGCTTTCAAAAGGCTCCATTCTTCGCGTATGATCGGACCCAACGGGGTGCCGTCCGGTATCGCTTTTTCTGAGATTGAGGCGTATGCTCGCCTACTCGGATTTGACGATCTCGACGACCGAGTCAGCCTCGTCCACTTCGTCAAGGTCTGCGACCACGCGTGGATGACCGAGACAGAAAAAAGGCGGGGATCCAGTGGCGGAACAAAGCAGCACGCTTCGAGTGGGGGTCGACTCCCGAGAAATGGTAACCGGCGCTCGTAAGGGCGAGGTTGCTCTCGACGGTCTCTCGAAGAAGGCTCAGATCACCGAGTCGCGCATGACCCGGCTCGCGTCGGGTCTTGGCACGCTGTCGGGCATCTTCGCAGGTATCGGCATCGGCCTAGCAGTGCGCGAGTTCTCGCGCCTGCTCGACGTCACCACGACCATTGACAACCGCCTCCGCCTCGTCACCGAGTCAACCGGGCAGCTGAATGCTGTCTATGATCAGCTGTTCCAGATCTCGAATGACACCCGGTCCTCGCTAGAGGCCAATGCCGACATGTTCAACCGCGTCTCGCAAGCTGTCGCAGGCACGGGCAAGTCCTACAACGACGTCCTGGCGTTCACCAAGCAGATCAACCAAGCGATGGCGATCTCGGGCACGTCAGGCGCGGCTGCTGCATCAGGCATCTACCAGCTCGGGCAAGCCCTAGCCACGGGCAAGCTGTCAGGCGACGAGTTCGTCTCGGTCAACGAGACGATGCCGCGAGTGATGCAGGCCCTTGCAGATTCCCTCGGCGTGCCACGAGGAGCACTCAAGGACCTTGCGAAGGAAGGCAAGATCACGGCGGACGCGCTGTTCAAAGCCATGGCGGACGCGGCTCCTGCACTGGCTGAGGAGTTCGCGAAGATCACCCCGACCATCGCGAGCGCCTTCACCGTCCTGCAGAACCAGATCATTAACTTCGTTCGGGACGTCAACGCAGCCTCAGGGATTGGTGAGATCTTCGCGAACGCCATCCTTTTCATCGCGGACAACATCAACTTCCTGGTCGGTGCAGCAGCAGGCCTCGCTGTCGTGATCGGCGGCGCGCTCGTTGCGTCCTTCTACGCGCTGGCCGTCGCGATGGCCGCGAACCCTATCGGCCTCGTCGTCGTCGCAATCGCGGCGGCTGTTGCAGCCATCGGCGCCTTCGGTGCAGCGACCGTCACGCTAGGCGGGCAGACGGCGACCGTCTGGCAAGTGATCAAGGCTGCGATCATGACGGTGGTCGATGCCATTCGCGTTGTCGTCGGAGTCGTCTCTGCAGGTTTCCAAACCATGATCACGGCGGTGACACCTTTCGTCTCCTATGTCTCAGGCGTCGTCGGGAACATCGTGGCATGGTTCGTTGACGCCTTCGGGGTAATCGTCGCGCGAGTGTCTTCCGCTATCAACTCGATCATCGGGTTCTTCGTCGGCCTCGTGTCGGCCATTGGTCCGACCATCACCGAAGGCATCCCGGCCCTGTTCCGGCTTGCCATGGCAATCGCCGTCAACGCGGTGATCCAAGGTGCGGAAAACATCGTCAACATCTTTGCGAAAGCCTTGGGCGGCATCGCGAGTGCGCTCGACTACATCCCAGGTCTTGAGGGCACAGGCGACAAGATCCGCGCGGCCCTCACGGTCGACCTGAGCGGTGCGAAGATCGAAGTCGAAGGCTATAAGGCAGCGGTAGTCAGCGCGGGTTCTTCCGTTGCTACGGCTTTCTCCTCAGGGCAAGCCGACTACGTCGGTGCAGTCGGTGACGCCTTCGCGTCTGCAGGCACTACGATCAAGGACAACTTCAACGCGAACCTGACCGAGACGATCACGACGCAGCAGCAATCAGCAGACCTCAACGAACTGATTGCTGGGGGACTCAACAACTCGGTGACCCCTGCCGTCGAGAAGGCCGGTGGCGCTGCGAAGGGTGCAAAGGGCGAAGTCGACGACCTCAACAAGTCGCTGAAGGAGTTCACCGACATGGTGGATTCTGAGTTCGCGCGCATCCAGGAGGCGAACGGTGGCGCCGTCGCATCTGTGCAGATGTGGTACTCGGAGCAGAAGCAGAAGCTGGTCGACCTAGGCCTCGCCTATACCGACTACGCGACCAAGCTGGAAGTCATCTTCAACGACAAGATGGCCGCAGCCTACAAGACCGACCTCGAGAACGCGACCGATTGGCGGTCGGGTATCGAGCGCGCAGTCTCTGGGCTGTCGGAGACCGTAGGAAACGAGTCGGACCTTGCAGAGACCGCGCTCACTTCGGTGTTCAACAACGCAGCCACCGCTATCTCGAACTTCGCAAAGACAGGCAAGCTCGACTTCAAGGAGTTCGCGCGTTCCGTTGCAGCGGACATCCTGATGATGACCACCAAGATGCTGCTCCTGAAGGCGCTCAAGGGGATCTTCGGGTTCTCTGAAGGCGGGATGGTCGGCGGAGGTGGTGGTGTTCCTGGTTTCGCGACGGGTGGCTTCGTGTCGGGTCCTGGTTCAGGCATCTCGGACTCCATCCCTGCGATGCTGAGCAATGGCGAGTATGTGATCAACGCGAAGGCGACGGAACAGTTCCTGCCGCTGCTGTCTGCGATCAACTCAGGCCGCGGGATCATGATGGCGGGCGGTGGAATGGCCAGCGAAGGCGGGTCTCTCGCAGCCCCGCCCATTCCCGTGGCGAAAAGCGACACCGGTAGCGCTGACGCAGCCAAAGGCGCTGCTGGTGCAGGACAGAGCTTGACCATCAATAACTTCGTCACCTCAAAAGCAATGGCTGAGGGGATCGACACGCCGGACGGTGAGGTTGTAGTAATGAACATCATCGAGCGCAATCGCAACACGGTCAAAGGACTCCTTGGATAATGCCATTCACCACGGGAACTGCCCGCACCCCTTCGGAGCTCCTCAACGCGCTCAACACGCACTTGGTCGCGAACGGCTGGACCAAGCTGCGCGGTGATACAGACATGAACTGCGCGAGCCCCAAGGCTGCGCGCTACTGGCGGATGCTTGTCTGGGAGTCGGTGAGCACTTCCTTTGACTTCCGTGGGCTGCAACTATTCAACCTGCGAACGACTGCAGGTGGTGCAAACCAAGCCACTGTGGGTGCGAACTTCTCTTGCTCGTCTGTAGGAACAGGAACGGCCTCGCTGATGGCCGCAGGTGGTCTGCTGCGTTCCGCGGACATCGACGACCGCGCATGGTGGGTTCAATACGACTTCGGTACACCCGTCACCATCCGTGAGTTCTACGTCCGCGGAGACTCGACGGCCAATAACTCGCCACGGGACTTTGCATTCCAGTGGTCAAATGACGGTATCACTTGGACGACGATGCGCGAGTATCTCGCGCAAAGCTGGACGGCGTCTGAATATAAGACCTTTACTTTGGTCGATGGGTATCTGGACGGTCGTCATGCGGCATCAACTGCGCCTCGGCGGTCTGGTAGGGCCGAAGACTTCATGCTCGACGTGAACTGGACTCCCAGCGAGTCGCGGGACTTCTCAGAAGATGTCTGGGCTTGGCAAGCTCCTGGCTACGACGCGGCGCGGCGTGTCTACACCTACGCGCGCAGTTACTGCCGCCCAAGTTCTTCTACTCACGTCATTGAGTGGAATTTCTCTATCGACTACGACGCAGGAAACCTTGTCTGGGACACGCAAAACGGCTCTGCGGGTGTTGCTCGGTCGCACCTCATGGATTCCGGTACCGTTACATACTGGATCTACTCTAACTCGAAGCGCTTCATCTTGATCACTCGCTCCGGCGCTCAGGACTATACGTCGTCCTACGTCGGCTTCATGTCGGCCTTCGCGCAGCCGGACGATTATCCTTTCCCGTTGCTGATCTCTACGACGATGCTCGACACGACTACATTCACCTCGGGGCAAACCAACGCTCGGTTGTCCTCAATGGCAGACCCAGGGCTCAGCGCCTCCGCGTGCCGCTTGTGGGATGGCACACTGATCTATCCGGGCAATCGGCCAGACGCTGTGGCGTCGAATCTGTATCTGTCGGTACCCTCGAACGCTTGGGTCTGGCCGTATCACTTCAGCACCACAGGACGGCCTTCGTGGCCGTATGGTATCGGGTCCGACTGGGCCGACTATGTGGGCGCCCACATCTTCGACTACGTTCGCGCGACGGAGCAAAACGAGCTTCCGCTGATCCCTTGCACTGTGCAGCATGACCCCTACGGCAACATCGGGGTCATGGATGGGGTGTTCGCGATCCCGTCAGGTGGCTTGCTAACGCCTACTCAGGTGATCACAATTGCCGCTCAGGATTATCGCGTTTTTCCGAACCGCACTCGGCGCGAGCCGGTTGCCTGGTTCTGCGTCCGGGAGGACTGATCATGACATACTCGACGGGTGCAGGTGACTACAACGCGCTGATGGCCGCGGTCCTCGCTCACGCAGTGACGGACGGCTGGACGACCTCAGGAGGAAATTGGCCCATCTCGAAAGGCAACATTCGCGGGGTCGACTGGTCGACGTTTACGGTGGTAGAAGCAGACCGCACGCTACTTGGCGGTGCAACGAAAACCGCACGCTACTTGCGGATTGCTGTTGGAACGTCACTGGCTAACGCAACGAGTAACGCGGCATCTGACGCGACGTCCGCTCAGGTCGCTAATCTCGAGTACTCGCTTACATCCTGGCACATCTTTTCGGACCCGACGCTGTGCGACTACATCCATGTGGTGGCTAACTTCTCGAACGGCATCAACGGAGACTGCTACTTGCACTTCTCTTTCGGCGAACTCGACAAGCACGGGATGAGCCACACGGCTATCACCTACGCCACGAGCAGCCCGAAGCGTGCTTACTCAGTCGATGCGTCGGCAAGCAACACTTGCGGCGATTGGAATGGCGGCATCTACGGCCGCACGTTGAGCGCTTACACGGGGAAAGCGGCGTTCTCTTACCCTACCTACTACAATGGTCGGAACAACCTTGTCTGGATTGCGGACCCAACAGTTGCCCCACAACCAGCGACGGGCTGGCCTGGCATCGACGTGGCCAACGATAGCACCTATGTCCACAACGCACTGCAGCACTTCAGTTCTAGCTGGTCGAACATCACACCGGCTCTCAGGCTGACAGGCAACGCGGAACCAGGTTGGTCTTGCTGGAATCAATTCACAACGCCGCAGCCTTACTCGGGCGCGGTCAGTATGGGCCCCTTGCCTTTCTGGCTCCTACAGAGCTTGTCTACCTCGGCGCAAATCATGTATCTAGGCGCGTTCCCGAATGTGCGGACCTGCTCCCTTGAGAGCTACGCGCCGCAAGCTATCGTAACCTATGGCGCGGAAGAGTGGGTGCTGTTCCCCATGCTTCGCTCGACGACATGGGCGCAGATGCAAGTACTAGACGTTGTGTCGTCTGGTCGGACAGGATACGCTTTCAAGAAGGTGCCGTGATGGCTGTTATAGCAACAGGCGCGACGGTCTGCTTCTGGGATTCTGATTCTGCGGGTGACCGCATCGTATTTAGTGGCACGCAGCTCCCGCGGCAAGGTCCTCCCTACGCTGATACGAGTGAGTCAATCGCTTTCGCCCCCAATCCTATCATGCTTGGGACGATCTCGACGGTCGACGAGACCTCTTGGGCACCTGCGTCTCTGTTCACCGAGTCGGTGACGCAGCACGCGGACTACCACTACCGCTTCTGGGTGATCCCATCTTCGCTCAACCTGAGCAACCCGACTCTCGACGCAGATATCCCCTTCGTTATGTGGAACACCTTCCCGACGACCCAGACGGTGACGGCAGTCAACGTCGTCGGTTCGTCTGTTCTGACCTTTGACTTGACCCTTGGATCAACAGTCCTCGACTTCCAGCTGCTGACGACGAACTTCCAGATCGGTGCGGGAGAGCCGACCATTGACGCCGTGGTGACTTTCTCCTTCACCGACGGTGACGCCGTTCTTGCCATCCGCGCGCTTGTCGCGTCGACTTTCTCGATCATCCCGGAGGTGCCCGTCAACGAGGAGTGGGAGTATGTCACCGACACCCTCCTGACCTGGAACGGTTACGAGTCGAGGCTGTCACTCATGGCTGAGCCTCGAGTGAGCATTGACATGAAGATCACCCTTGTCGACTTTTCTGATCGGCAAGATCTCTACAACCTGATCATCTCGGCCATCCGCGTCCCTGCACTTGTCCCGTTCTTCCAGTATGCAACGCCTTTGACGGCGGACAGCCTTCTCGGCTCGAACCGGCTCTACTTCGACCCGGTGATTGCGAACTGCCGCGTCGGGGCTTACGTTGCCGTGATCAACCGAGTGACGCGTGAAGTCGTTCTTGGTCAGGTTGCGACACTCGAGGTGGACGGCGTAACCATCGACTCGGCTGTTGGTCAGGATATCTTCGCAGACCCGCCGCTCTGGTTCGCCATGCCGGCGCACCCCTGCGAGATCAAGGACCAGTCTGGTCTGACCTTCGGGACCATGGCTGGCTCGTTCTCGCTCAAAGCGAACGTCCTGAGTGACTTCGCAGTCGCACGTCCCGGCTCGACACGAGTGGTCACCACCTTCGACTCGCTGCCCGTCCTCGAGTGGCCCATGCTGATCACGACCGACGAGAAGTTCTCCTACCGTCGCGAGATCATGGACGGGGGCGTAGGCGCGCGCGTTATCCGCTCGCGAGACATCCCGGTAAACGTCTCTCGCACCTTCAAGTTCTCGGTCGACCGGACGACGGACGACCTCGACTACTTCCGGACCTTCTTCAAGACCGTCCGCGGGTCGCAGAAGCCCTTCCTCATGACGACGCAGCTGCCCGACCTAGTGGCTGAGGCAGGTTTCCTGCAAGGCGCGTCAACCCTCACCCTCGACCGGTCAGACTACGTCTCGAAGTTCTATCCCTTCGACGCGTTTAAACGGATCGAAGTCACTTACTCGAACGGCGAGAAATCCTACCACGTCGTCAACTCCGCAAGCATCGACGCCTTCGGGGTTGCGACTATCAGCTTCGCCCCCGGCCTCGTCAACGACCCTGGCTACACAGTTATCTCCCGCATCTCATACTTGCAGAAATGCAAGTCGTCCGATACTTTGACCCTTGAGCACTTCAACGACTACTCCTACGTCAAGTTCAAGGCTCAGACCGTGGAGTTCTAGATGACTTTTGAAACCATCGAGACGAGTCGCACTGATGCGCAGCCTATCGAACTGTATCAGTTCGAGGGCACATTCTCGACTTGGCGGATGACGTCCTACCAGTCGACCATCACAGCAGCAGGGGGCACCTTCACCCCGCTCGCGGGCCTGACTCGTGGCATCCTCAAGATCGGGACGCAGGAAGAGGACGGCCTCGCGCTGGACATCACGCTGCCTTTCGATCATCCGATGGTTGCAGCCTACGCTTACGACACAGCCCCGCCCAAGCTCGACTTCACCCTTTTCCGCGTCCACTTGTCGGACCTCCTGTCGCCGGTCACAATGTGGAAGGGGAAGGTCACGACGTTCTCGGTCGAAGGTCGAAAAGCCAAGTTCCGCGTCCCTTCGCTGTTCTCCTACATGCTGTCGGGTGTCGCGCCGCAGCCTCGTTTCCAAGCCCCTTGCAACCACCTGCTCTACGATGCGCGCTGCCAGGTGTCCGCCGCAGCCAACCAACATACGACGACGGTGACTGCAATCCTCGACCGCATCATCACGGTAGCAGGTCACCCCTACGCTGCAAACGAGTGCAACGCGGGCGAGCTGTCCTTCCCTGCAGGCAACCAAGGTCGAATGATCATGGGCAACACGGGCAACGACTTCACCGTGACCTACCCTTTCTCAGGTCTAACCGTCGGTGCGTCAGTCACGCTCAAGCGAGGCTGCGATCACTCCTTCGACACCTGCAAGTCAAAGTTCTCGAACGGCATCAACTTCGGCGGTGTCCCCTTGGTCCCTGACCGCAACCCATTCACGAGCAAAATCTGATGATCTGGTGGACCCTAGCACTCTTCGTCGTCTCGTTCCTGGTCACAGCGCTCCTCGCGCCGAAACCGGACATTGAGGACGCGCGCCCAGAAAGCCTGGACAACGTCGACTATCCGCGCGCGACGGAAGACGCGCCGATCCCCCTGGTCCTCGGCAAGGTGCGGTTCAACGCGCCCAACACCATCTGGTATGGCGACTACGAGGTGGTTGCCATCAAGGAGCGGATCAAGGTCTCGATCTTCAAGAAAGTGACCATCATCGTCGGTTACAACTACTACCTAGGGCTCGACCTCGCTCTTGCGATGGGCCCGGCTGTGCGCCTGCATGAAGTCCTGATTGACGACACGAGTGTCTGGACGGGTTCGACCTCTCTGACTGCGCCGACGACGGGCTCCATCTCGTCCGGGTCGCTGTTCGGCGGTCACAAGAACGGGGGTGGGTTCTCGACCAACTTCACCTACTACCCAGGCGCGTTCGATCAGCCGGTCAACGCTTATCTGGAGGCGGAGAATGGCGTCGGTAACGTCCCTGCTTACCGCGGACTGTCCCACATCGTCTTCGAGAAAGCCTGGATCGGTGAGTCGGCGCAGCTGCGCAAGACGTCCTTCATCCTGTCGTGCTACACCAATGCAATCGGCGCGCCCAACTCGGGCCTCGTCGGTGACGACATGAACCCGATGGAAGCCATCTACCAGGTGATGACCGACCAGTGGCGCGGCCTCGGTGTAGCTCCTGCGCTCATTGACGTGCTGTCGTTCCAGGATGCAGCCACCATCCTCTACAACGAAGGCAACGGCGTCTCGATCCTCGTCACCGCAGCCTCGACGGGCAAGACGGTCATTGCAGAGATCCTGCGGCAGATCGACGCGATCATGTACCAGGATCCCGAGACAGGCAAGTTCGTCGTCAAGCTGATCCGCTTCGACTACGACCCGGACACCCTGCCCGTCTACGACGAGGACGACGTGATCCAGATCCGGAACTTCACGAAAACCTCGTGGGAGGACGTGATCGCTCAGGTCAAGGTGTCCTTCCCAACGCGCGAGAAGGAGTCGACCTCGGTCGCTATCGCGCAAGACCTCGCGACTGCGACGATGATGGGACGGCTCAAGACTTCAACCCTGTCCTTCCCGTTCTGCTACACCGCAGCCCTCGCGAACCAGATCGCCGCGCGCGAGCTCTCGACCTCCTCGGTCCCGTTGTTCCGCGCGACCATCGAGATGAACCGCAACGGCTACGCTCTGCGCCCAGGGGACGTCTTCGTTCTCGACTGGCCTGAGTACGGTGTGGCAGGCGTCGTCTTCCGCGTTCAGAAGCATGACCTCGGCGCGCTCATGGACAACAAGATCGTCCTGGAATGTCTCCAGGACTCGTTCGCGCAGTCGAACGTCGTCTTCTCGCCGCCTGCTGTGTCGGGCTGGACGCCGCCGATCACGCAGCCCGTGCCCATCGTGACCTTCGACTTCCTCGAGCAGCCTCGCTTCCTCGCGGGTCGTCTGTCTTTCCCGGTTCCCGATGGGTTCGCCTCGGTCATCCCGCTGCCGCTCAAACCGACGACGGGCTCCACTGGGTTCGACATGGTCGCAGGCCTCGCCGCGGGCACGCTCGACATCCGAGAACCTGCAGAAGTCGACTATCCCGCAACGGGCACCCTGCAAGCTGCCTACGCGCGGACGGTAGGCTTCACCGGAATCGACGCGACCGGCTTCGTCGTCCAGAACGTCTCGGGTGTCTTCAACATCCCGACGGGCGCTGACCTGCTCGCAGGAGACGACGGGCTGCTCTACGTTGGTGGTGAGTGGATGAGCTACTCGGGTGTCACGGGCACAGGCGCGACTGTGACCCTCACAGGCATCCGACGCGGCCTCTTCGGCACGCGGCCGCTCGATCACGCTCTCGGCGCGCGCGTCTGGGCGGTCAACTCGGAGCTGACGGGCAGCGGCCTCCTCGGTGAGGACCTGATCGAGACCGGGACGGTCTACTACAAGCTGCTCGACCGCATCGGCGGAACGGTGTTCG